AGCTAGAAGGAGACCCAGTAGGAGGACCGTGCGCTTTAGGCCTCAACCCACATTCGGTGGATTGGGGACAGCTATTCGCACGACTCGGAGGAAAAGCAGAAATACTCAATAAAATTCTCGCAGGAGATTTTAATGGGTACGACATTTCGGTCAAAAATGAAGCACTAGACGCATTTGTCAAAATGTGTCTGTTGTTAACGATTGGCTTAATTGATCCGTACCTAGTTGAGTGGGTTATACGCGCAACCTTCCTAGGTTGGCACGTATATGGACGAACTTGGTACCTCAGACCTTGGGGAACCAATAGTGGAAGCTACATAACGTCACTATTTAACTCTTTTGTTAATTGGTGGCTACACAAGCAAGCTTTCCTCGCCCTGTACCCACAGGGACAGTTCAGAGATGTACCCTGTTCATTTACCGGCGACGACTCGGTCGTTGGAGTGGAGGAGAAGTACGCAGCGTACGATATGACATATCTAGCGCGGTACTTTAAGGATACCTTCGGGATGACGTACACATCATGTTTCAAAGACGATCGCAGAAGTTTAGAAATTGGTGAGATACAGTACCTGAAGAGGAGATTCGTGGACGGCGAAATTGGCATAATGGCTCCCCTTGAAGAGAGGAGCATGTATGACATGGTCGCTTGGGTAAACAAAGACCCTAACCGCGATATTATTCAATCTATACTCGATTCCTTGCTTTTAGAGGGATTCCATTATGGAGAGAAGAAATATAACCAGCTATACGTTTGGGCCTCCAAACAGCAACTATTGGGAGGCAACTACAAGCTGATGAGCTACGCTGACATGCGTGTCATGCGTCGAGCTGACTACGTGTAAAACCGTGGTTCCCTCCCGGGCATGAGTATAAACTGCCTCGAGACGGTCTCCCCTTGTCTGGGAGATACGGGATGGTACCCGGCAACAGAAATACCCCCAACGTATGATGGGGCAACTCTTAATTGAGGTGCAATCTTACACACGGCCACGTTTCAATTCCGGACGTCTGCCACTTTAAATGGAATTACCGAAACACAAAGACAAACAACAGAATCAGTACAGTCAGCAGCCCCTCAGGAGCTGACGGAAATGGCGCAAACAACGCTATTTCAAACACCTACGCTATCATTTGGCGAGGTTGGGCAAACACATTCAACTGAGACACCGCCTAACGTTATGGCAATCGCTAAGGGTGTTGGTGAGTTTCAAGACACCAAAATCCTTGAGCGAGAAATTCTAATAGGAACTCTCAATTGGACATCGGCCTCAGCGGGCCTACTGCAAAGCTATGATCTATATCAACTGCTTACTAATGCGGCTAGGAATGCGTCGATCCTAAATCAGTTTACTTACATGCGTGCAGGCGTGGAGGTGACTATAAGGATTAATGCGACCCAGTTTTATTACGGAGCTTTGATGGTATCGCTCTTCCCAACGTTTGTTACAGGACAACGTTTTGATGAGCGAGCAGTATTGGACCCTACGATAATATCAGCACAGGTTTCTAATGCAGTTATTAAGAAGATGGA